TGGCATCTTGCAACTTGCAAGAGAGAGTGAAAGCCCACGAACATACGAAGTAGCGGCTGGTCTGATTAAGACGATGACTGAAGCCAATAAAGACTTGCTGAATTTACGCAAGCAGAAAAAAGAATTACAAAAAGACGATGCTCCAAAGCAGAACAACACTACAAACAATAATCTGTTCGTAGGCTCTACATCTGAACTCGCAAAGATGTTGAAGCAGAAAAGAGATGAACAGTAATGTCTGTTAATTATCTTGGTAATCCTAATCTAAAGAGAACGAATGTTCCGCAATCATTCGGACCTAATGAGGTGTCTGAATACTTGCTATGTCAGGATGACCCAGAATATTTTATTGAAAAGTACGTTAAGATTGTAAACATCGATAAAGGTTTTATTGCATTCGAACCTTACGACTTTCAAAAAGACATTATTAGAAAGACAAAAGATAACAGATTTGTCATTTGTAAAATGCCAAGACAATCAGGTAAGACCACCACGATTGCGGCGATGCTTCTTTGGTATGCATTGTTCCACGAAGAATTCTCTATTGCAATTCTTGCTCATAAGTTGTCACAAGCAAGAGAAATTATGCATAGAATTCAGAGAGCATACGAAGCCCTACCTCGCTGGATGCAACAAGGTGTTGTTGAATGGAACAAAGGTAACATCGAACTAGAAAATGGTTCGAAGATACTTGCGTCTGCAACATCTTCCTCTGCAATTCGTGGTGGCTCATTCAATCTTATCTACCTCGATGAGTTTGCTTTCGTACCTAATCAATTAGCAGATGATTTCTTCAGTTCTGTATACCCAACAATTTCTTCTGGTAAGACCTCAAAAGTTTTGATTACATCAACACCAAATGGTTTGAATATGTTTTACAAACTTTGGACCGATGCAGAGGAAGAGAGAAATCTATATAAGACTGTAGATGTTCACTGGTCTGATATTCCAGGGCGTGACGAAAAGTGGCGACAAGAACAGATATCGAATACTAGTGAAGAACAGTTTAGGGTAGAATTTGAATGTGAATTCATAGGTTCAAGCAACACTTTAATTAGTGGTGCAAAATTAAGAACTCTAGTTTTCAATCCCCCTAAATATAGAAAAGAGAATATAGATGTGTACCAAGAAGTAAAACCTGGTCACAATTATTGTGTGATAGTTGATACTTCAAGAGGTGCTGGTTTAGACTACTCTGCGTTTACAGTAATAGACACTACAACTGTACCGTATGAATTAGTCGTTAAGTATAGGTCGAAAGATATTGCGCCTATGCTTTATCCAAACATCATTTGGAATGTAGCCAAGGCGTATAATCAAGCACTAGTTTTAGTTGAGATTAACGATATTGGTGGACAAGTTGCAGATATTTTGCACCACGAGTTGGAGTATGAAAATATTCTTACTACAAGTGTGAAGGGTCGCTCTGGTCAACAAATCGGAAGTGGATTTGGTGCAAGAGTGCAATTTGGTGTTAGAACAACAAAACAAGTGAAGCGAATTGGTTGTTCAAATCTCAAAACACTGGTTGAGAATGACCAGATAATTATTAATGATTTTGATACTATACAAGAATTGAATACCTTTGTGTCTAAGGGTAACAGTTATGAAGCAGAAGCAGGGCAACATGACGATTTGGTTATGACACTTGTTCTTTTCTCCTGGTTAAGTTCACAGAAATATTTCAAAGAAGTGACAGACCACGATGTAAGAGCAAAAATACAAGAGATGAATGCTGATATGATTGACGAAGACTTAACACCCTTTGGAATTATTGATGATGGAGTAGAAATTGACACATCCTTCGTGGATGGTGACGGAACAAGATGGTCAGCCAATTCAGATGATTTCCTGCTATAAAACTGAGAAACTATAAATAATTATGCTCGAATATGAGGTCTGAACTCGTATCTTTCATGGTTATTAAAACAACATAAGGAGAATGAATATGCCATTCCAACTAAGCCCAGGCGTCAATGTCAGCGAAATTGACCTAACTACGGTAGTTCCTGCCGTTGCGTCTACCGCTGGTGCTGTCGCAGGTGCTTTCCGTTGGGGTCCGCTCAATGAGCGGGTGCTAATTTCGTCAGAAGACGAATTGGCTCAAACCTTCGGTAAGCCAAACGGCGACACTGCCGTATCGTTCTTCACTGCCGCAAACTTCTTACAGTATGGAAATACTCTAAGAGTTGTTCGTGTCGCTGACGAAGCATCCGCTTTGAATGCAACTAACGAATCCGGTGGTGGGGTTCTTATCCAAAACGAAGATGCTTATAACGCAATGTCGGGAACAATCCCAACAGGTCGTTACTGGGCAGCAAAACACGCAGGCGTTCTTGGTAACGCCCTAGAAGTTGGAGTTTGTCCTAGCGCACATGCGTTCGGTTCAACACACTCTGATATTCTGACTGTAGGTACTACGCTTACTTTTAACGGTGTTAATCTAATTGAAGACCATTTCGCTGTAGGCGATAAGGTTCTTTCTCTTGGAGAAACACGTTACATTGTAGCGATTGACACAGTAAACCAAGAAGCAACACTTAACGCCGCTTTCACCGCTGATATTGCATCAGGTGGAGCATCTGTTGAGTGGAAATATGCCGACCAATTTGATGGCGCTCCTGGCACATCAACTTACGTTGCCAACGCTGGCGGTTCTGACGATGAAATGCACATTATCATCGTAGACGCAACTGGCGCACTAACTGGCACAGTCGGTACAGTCCTAGAGAAGTATGCATTTGTATCAAAAGCAGGTAATGCTAAATCTGATACTGGTGCAAACAACTACTATGCTGATGTTATCAACCAGTCTTCTGATTATCTTTGGTTTATTGACCACGAGACTAAACAGTCTACTTGGGGTAATGATGCCGCTGGTACAGCATTCAATGCGACACCTCTCGACAACACTGCACTCAATCACACCTTCAATGGTGGTACTGATGGTGTTACGATTGCTGACGCAGATAAAATTCGTGGTTACGAATTGTTCAAAAATGCTGACATTGTTGATGTATCCTTGCTATTGGGTGCCGATGCAAACCAGACTGTAGCACTAAAACTTATTGAGATTGCAGAGTCCCGTAAAGACTGTGTTGCTTTCTTGTCACCTGAATTGGCAGATTGTGTCAACAACGGTGGTAACGAAGTAGAAGACATTGTTGCATATCGCAATACACTAACATCAAGTTCATATGCTTTCCTTGACGGTTCATGGAAGTATATGTACGACAAGTATAACGACAAATATCGTTGGGTACCGATGAATGCTGATACAGCAGGTCTATGTGTTCGCACAGACCAGCAACGTGACCCATGGTTCTCACCTGCAGGGCTTAACAGAGGTCAAATCCTCAACATTGTCAAGCCATCTTGGAACCCAGATAAGACAGACCGTGACGCACTCTACAAGAATGGTATCAACCCGATTGTAGCGTTCCCTGGTGACGGCACTGTATTGTTTGGTGATAAGACACTACAAGCGAAGCCAAGTGCATTTGACCGCATTAACGTGCGCCGTCTATTCATTGTACTTGAGAAAGCAATCGCAACTGCGGCGAAATACTCATTGTTCGAATTTAACGATGAATTCACTCGCAACAGTTTCGTATCTCTTGTAGCGCCATTCCTAAGAGATGTTCAAGGTCGCCGTGGTATCTACGACTTCCGAGTTGTGTGTGATGAAACAAACAACACTGGACAGGTCATCGATTCCAACCAATTCGTTGGTGATATCTACATCAAGCCTGCCCGCTCAATCAACTTTATTCAGTTGAACTTTGTAGCGGTCAGAACTGGCGTAGACTTCTCCGAAGTTGTCGGTAACTTTTAACGGATAATCTAGGAGAAAAAACATGGCTTTTAATATTTCTGACTTCAAATCAAGACTAAATCTTGGTGGAGCAAGAGCAAACCTCTTTGATGTGCAAGTATCAAACCCGTTCGGCGGCGATGATAAATTCACTTTCACATGTAAAGCGGCACAACTTCCTGCTTCAACTGTAGGTCTAGTTGAAACTTTCTACTTTGGTAGACAAGTGAAAATGGCTGGTGACAGAACATTCGCAGAATGGACCGTTACTATCCTTAATGACGAAGACTTCACTGTTCGTAACGCAATGGAATCATGGATGAACTCCATGAACACCCACAATGGCAACCTAGAAGTTGCTGGTGGTGCCAGCGGTTACAAGCGTGACGCAACTGTTCGCCAATATGGTAAGGCTGGTAATACACTGAAGGAATACACATTCCAAGGTCTATTCCCAACTGAAGTGTCTACTATTGACCTTGACTGGTCAACAAATGATGCGATTGAAGAGTTTACAGTTACATTCCAGTATGACCTCTGGACATCTAACTCAGTCTCTTAAATTGAAAAAATAGGGTCCTGGTGGGGTGTTCTAAATAGTATGAACGCTCCACCAATACCCATTACGGTTATTATGCAAAGGTAGAAAATAGATATGGCAATAAATTTATTCGGTTTCACCATAAAACGTCAGGACGATGATGTTGACAACACTCCTTCGTTTGTTCCAGAAACAAATGATGACGGTGCTGTTGATATTACTGGTGCTGGTG